GACACGGTCAAGGTCAGCGGTCTAACGATCATGCTGTCGGAGCCGCGTCTCTACTTCATGGATGTGGACGGCAGCAGGGTGGAGCTCTCGACCGAGCAGCTGCAGAACCCGACGCTGTGGCAGCGGGCCTGCATGGCGCAGATACAGAAGTGTCCTCCGGTCATGAAGCCGAACAAGTGGCAGAAGCTGGTGAGCGAACTGATGGAGAGCGCCACGCTGCTCGAGGTGCCGGAGGAGCTGACCATCCACGGGCAGTTCAAGGAGCACCTGCGGGTGTACTGCACCAGCCGGATCAGGGCCACGGCACCGGAGGAGATGGAGCTGGGCAAGCCGTGGACCGACAACGGGGTGACGAAGTTCACGATGGCGGGGCTGATGCAGTTCCTCAAGAACCGTGGGTTCACGGAGTACACGAGGGCACAGGTCCAAGAGCAGCTGCGCAAGATCAACGGCACTGATGACTGCGAGTCGCATCAGTGGATCAGGAAGCAGAACGGCAAGGGCTCGACCATCCGTGTGTGGTGGGTGCCTGCGTTTGATGCGGAAGAAGTAGAACTGGAAACCAAGGAGATATCGAATGACGTCCCATTCTGAGCGGAAGCTGGCGCGCGTCAGCGAGGTGGCTGAGTGGCTGGGGGTATCCAAGTCCACGATATACAAGTGGACGCAGGAGGGCATCTTCCCCAAGCCGATTGTGCTGGGCGGTGCCGACCTCGGCAAGAACACGGCGAGCCGCTGGATCGTAGCAGAGATCGACGAGTGGCTGCGCACCCGTGAGAGGAACCGGTTCAGTGGAGAGTGACTCGCTCCTGATCTTCGGCCCACCGGGGACGGGCAAGACGCACACGCTGATCGGGCGGATCGAGGATGCGCTCGAGGACGGGGCGCATCCGTCACGGATCGGCTTCACCTCCTACTCGAGGAAGGCCATAGCCGAGGCCCGAGAGCGGGTGTGCCGCCGCTTCAAGATGGAGGAGAAGGACTTCCCCCACATGCGGACGCTGCACTCGTGGGCGTTCCGTGGGCTGGGCCTGTCGCCCACCGACGTGATGGGCAAGGCGGACTATTCAATGGTCTCGAACCACCTCGGCGTGGACTTCACCAGCATGCAGTTCCTCAGCCCCGAGGACGGCATCATCCTGCCCAACCCTGACACCACGGGTGCGCGGTATCTCTTCCTGATAGGACGGGCTCGGTACCGGAAGGTCAGCTTCGAGCAGGAGTACAACGAGGCTCGGGACTACAGCCTGAGCTTCGCCAAGATGATGCAGATCTACAACACGTTGGAGGCGTACAAGGCGCGCTTCAACAAGGTGGACTTCACGGACATGATCGACCTCTACGTCCGCAACGAGGAGCCCCCGTCGCTGGACCTGTTCATCGTGGACGAGGCGCAGGACCTGACGCCGCTGCAGTGGGACATGGCGCGCAGCATCCAGAGCCGGGCAGCGATGACGATCTACGCCGGGGACGACGACCAGTGCATCCACACGTGGACGGGTGCGAGCGTCGATGAGTTCCTGAATGCGAGCGACAACAAGCTTGTGCTGTCGCAGTCGTACCGCCTGCCGGTGGAGGTGCACGAGTTGGCAACCACGGTGTCGAGCCGGATCTCGAAGCGGATGCCGAAGAAGTTCTTCCCCCGGGACGCCAACGGCGCTGTCGAATACCACATGACCAAGAGCACGCTGCCGCTGGAGCAGGGGTCGATCACGATCATGGCCCGTGTCAACTCCTACGTCGCAGAGCTGGCGAACTGGCTGCACGGGGAGGGGTACTTCTACTCGTGGAAGGGCAAGCCCTCGATCCCGGCGAAGACGACGGCGGCGATGCAGGCGTGGGATGCGCTGCGCAACCAAGAGCACCTGAGCCTGCCGGAGATCAAGGCGCTCTACGCAGAGCTGCCGAAGACGGGGGACCGCAGGGCGCTGAGGCGTGGGGCGACCAAGCTGCTCGAGGCGTTGGATCCCGAGGCGGCGTACTGCTACGACCAGCTGGTGTTTCAGGCGGGGCTCGAGGCGGAGCAGGACCAAGATGCGATGGACGTGCTGGACATTCCGTGGTCCCAGCGCATCTACATCGAGGCAGTTCGTCGCAGGGGTGAGGACATTTATGCCGCACCTCGGATCAAGCTGTCCACGATCCACAGCATGAAGGGTGGTCAGGACGACACATGCGTGCTTTACTTGGGCTCGACGCGTCGCTGCGTCGAAGACAACCACCCGGATGATGAACACAGGGTCTGGTACACCGGCATCACGCGCACGCGCGTCAAGCTTCACGTTCTCCACACAGACAAGAGCTTTGGGTACGAACTATGAAACGAGCAGAAGTTCTCGACACCGCTAAGAACTACGTCACGAAGGATCGTGCGTCCGAGCACGGGGACATGGAGGACAACTTCACCACCATCGCTGACTATTGGTCCACGCACCTTGGGGTCGAGGTGTACGCCGCTGACGTAGCTGTGATGATGACGCTGCTCAAGCTCGCGCGCATCAAGAGCAACCCTCGCCACCAAGACAACTGGGTCGATGGCTGCGGGTATCTCGCGTGCGGCGGGGAGCTGGTTGATGAGACAACCTGACCTGTTCGACGACACCACGATGGATTGGCAGATGCCGGTAGAGTTTCCGGATCTGACCAAGCACAAGCAGATAGCCGTGGACCTCGAGACCTACGACCCGAACCTGACGACGTTGGGTCCGGGCTGGGTTCGCAAGGACGGCTACATCGTGGGCGTGGCTGTAGCTGCGGGCGACTACCGTGGCTACTTCCCCATGCGTCATCAGAACGGGCACAACCTAGATCCGAAGATGGTGATGCGGTGGCTGCAGAGGCAGATGGCAACGCCGCACATCGACAAGATCATGCACAACGCCACCTACGATGCGGGCTGGCTGAGTGCCGAGGGCGTGAAGATCGAGGGCCGCATCATCGACACGATGGTCACGGGCGCCATCGTCGATGAGAACCGCCTGTCCTACAGCCTCAACAACCTAGGCCGTGACTACATCGACATGCGCAAGGACGAGCGCCTGCTCCGGGCTGCGGCGAAGGAGTGGGGCTTCGACCCGAAGAGCGAGATGTGGCGGCTGCCCCCGGGCTACGTCGGCGGCTACGCCGAGCAGGATGCGGTGATGACGCTGCGGCTGTGGGAGCGCCTGCGGATCGAGCTCGACAAGCAGGAGCTCTGGAACATCTGGGAGCTGGAGACCGAACTGATCCCGCTCATGTTGAAGATGCGGCAGCGTGGCGTGCGGGTGGACCTCGACGGGGCGGAGCGAGCGCAGCACATGCTGCGCCAGCGGACTGCCGAGTTGCGCAAGCAGCTCAAGGACACCTCCGGCATCGACGTGGACCCGTGGGCTGCGACCTCCGTGGCCAAGATGTTCGAGGCGCTGAACCTCGAGTACCCGAGGACCGAGGTCGGAGCTGCGTCCTTCACGAAGCAGTACCTTATGTCGCACCCCCACCCTGCGTGTCAGATGCTGGTGCGGCTGCGGGAGTTCTCGAAGGCGGACGGCACGTTCATCGAGACGATCCAGAAGCACGCGCACAACGGGCGCATTCACTGCGAGTTCCACCAACTCAGGAGCGATGACGGCGGGACGGTGACCGGGCGCTTCTCTTCTTCGAACCCGAACCTCCAGCAGATCCCGGCCCGTGATCCGGAGATCAAGGCGCTGATCCGTGGGCTGTTCATCCCGGAGGAGGGCGAGCGGTGGGGGTCGTTCGACTACTCGTCGCAGGAGCCGAGGCTGCTCGTGCATTTCGCCGCGAGCCTCGGGCCCACGCTCAAGCATGACATGGTGGACGAGATCGTCCACGCCTACAACACGGGCGACGTTGACCTGCACCAGATGGTGGCTGACTTCGCTGGCATCAGCCGGAAGGTGGCGAAGGTCGTGAACCTCGGCATCATGTACGGGATGGGCAAGGCCAAGTTGGCCAGCCAGCTGGACATCAGCGTCGAGGAGGCAGGTCAGATCCTCGACACGCACCACACCAAGGTGCCGTTCGTGAAGGGGCTGGCAGAAGCTGCAAGCAACCACGCCCAGCGGTATGGTGTGATCCGCACC